GAACGCTTGTTCCGGGGGTGGAATTTTTTCTTGAACTACGTCAGATACTTTCTGTCCTGCATACCTACTATTCAATCGTTCTGAATCTGGCACAGTACCACCGTTTGTTGCTATGCCATACGCAACGTACGATCTAAGACGTGTAGCTAATGTTTTTATCTCTGGATCAGTTGCTGTGCCATCTAGTGCCTTTACAAGTAATCCAGCAACATTTCTATCTCGTAATGCAAACTCAATTAGTCTTTCGTCTCTTACCAAAAACACCTTAGATGCAACTTCGGCACCCACGTATGGTAAACTAACCATTCCTCTAGCAAGGTTGAACACACGAGAGTACACAGAATTTAAGGTGTATCCTCCTGCTGCTCTCAACGCTCTTATGTTCAAAGCATCTCCAGCCGCTGTTTGTGCCCAGTCAGCTATGGCCTCTAGATGATCCAAGTGATCTGCATCAAACACAGCTTCCAACTCTTGTCTTTTGGTTGGATCACTTACACGGTCTATTATGACTCGTAAATCACTATCAACTATTTCGCCCTTTTTTCTTACACTATCTTTGCTAATCCCGTACTGTATATTTGCTTCTTGTTTTAATTGACGTATGTATTGGTATCGAAAGAAACCAACGACTTCTTCTCTTGTTAAATCTGTTAGATTTGTAAACTCGTTAATCGTATCCTGTATACTTTCCTTTGTTTGACCAATTACGTACCTTTTCACAAAGTAATCAGGATCTTTTATTCTATCCTCTACTTCTTTCATCTTATTTAAAACAGCTTTTTCAGTTTCTATCTCTGCATCTGCCGTGATTCTTAAAGCACTAGATTCATCATTTAGTTCTCCAACTAAATCATCAAATTCCTTTTGCACGTCTGCGTTTTTTACTAGCATTTCGTCGAAGTCTTTTGCAAAACCGTTTACTTCACCAGCTTCAAACAAACGTATGTGAGTGCCATCTACAGTTCCATCGGATTTTATAACAGGTATCTGTAATGCTTTTTCTATTTCAATTATGTCATTTGCACGACTAAAACCTATTTCTTTTTGCGGGGCTTTGTAATCTGCTGATCCGCGTTGAAACTTACCTACTTCTGTTGCTACTTCTGTGGATAGCTTACCACTCAAAACTTTCGTGCCTAGTAGGTTAATAACTTGTTGCATATTCTTTATTATCAAAGCATGTTCTTTATTATCCGGGTCTAAACCCAACTTGCCATTACCTCTATTTGCACCTATAAAGGGCATGAGTTCATTTTCAACTATGCTTGCTATATTTGATATGGCATTTTGCTTATCATCTTCAGTTTTACTGGTGAATGCCTTTTGTATCTCATCTTCTATTCTCTTAAAGATGTATATAGGTTCTCTATTTCTGAATTGACCCGTTAACCCACCTTCTGCGTTATATCCCTTCGCATCTTTACGTACTCTGTTTACCCTAACATCATATCCATACGTTCCGGGGGTTAAGAATCTAGCACCCATATTCACTTCATAGTACGCTCTGGCATCTTTTATTCCTTCAACTAGACCCGGATATTTTTCAAAAGCTTTCATGGTAAAGTTGTCGAGAGAAGTATGTATACCATCTATCTCAAACTTATCAGCGTTTTCTCTTAGGCTGTAAGCTTTATCCTTGAAGAACCTGTTTAATCTTTCAGCTTCACTAGCGGTGGCTTTTATGTATGATGGCATTGTCACATCAGCCCCAACATTCCCTTTAGACTGTTGACGTGCAAACTCGTCTCGCATTTCAAATACCAGATCTATAATATCTAGGTTGTCATCCCCCTTTTGATCTCTTAACGACTTAATCATATTTGAGATGTCGCCAGTCGTATACCCCTCTGCCTTTAATCCTCGTAAAGCAGCCCGTGTCAAAGTAGTATACATACTTTTACCACCAGATTTCCAAGATTTTGTACCATCCATTAGAACGGCTCGTAGAGGCTTATCTTGCAATTCGATGTATATGTTCTTCATTTTTTGAGCTAAAGGTTCTAAATCAACAGTGATCTTATTACCGTTTGCATCTGTCAAATTATCAAGGGCACGATATTTTATGCTTGCGTTTGCCTCATAAGTTCCTTCTATAGTGTTAAAAAAGTTCTCAGCCGTTCGCCTTGCTTCTCTATCAATATCAGTTGATTTCATGCCACTTGAAAAAGCTCTTAACTGATCTAATCCACGCAAGTTCATTTCAAGTAATTCGACTCTTGCCTTTTTTATTGCTTCTAATTGTCCTGCTTCTCCCGGTTGTCCAAATGCTTTTTTTAGAGTTGCGGCAGTTTCGGGTGCTAACTCTTCGCTTATCCTAATTACAGTTTCCACTGTGTCAGGATTTATTGTTTCATCACCTATTGGAGACTTTAGTATCTTGTCTATCTTGCTTGCTAATTCTATTTTTGTTTTTACTATTCCCTTTGTTTGAATATCTATAATTGCAGCTACACTACCTATGGCATTTTGCAGAACTTGATTATTCGCTATTGATATTTTTTCACCACCCGGACCTATAGCATTTTGTTCAACTCTTTTTATAAATATGTCCAAGTTCATAGCCATTGCATCTATTTTATCTTGTTGTGATGCCATAGCATCAAGCTGTTCATTCAACACTTTTCCGCTAGTCACATCTCTAACGTTTAAAGCCTTCCCTTGATTTTGAACAGCAATAAGAGGAGCCAAACCCGTAGCTTCTGCCAACGAAAGTTGTAAAGTTTTCATGTTATCATCTACTACTTCTGCTGGCATATTTAATGCAATCATCTCTTTACGTAGCGTTTTCATGGTATTATGATATTTTCCAAGCGCACGAAATGCTTTTTCTCTATATTCAGGTCGCATTGCATTGAACATCTTATTCAACACTTTTAAACTATCCAAATCTGAATCAGATAAAGCAATACCTCTTTTTGCAGCGTTTGCTTTGATTGCGTTTAAGTCGCCACCTATTAATGCACCTTCAGGTATGATATCAAGTTTATCAGCCGTGAACTCCATAAACCTGACAATCTCCATAGGAACACCTACAGTAGCTGTATTAGCAATTTTAAACGCTACTGCTGCTCCTTTTCTAAACGCATATGGAGCTACAAAAGGAAGAGTAAGGTAAGAAATGACTTCAGCAGTTTCTTTGTCCATTAAGGGAGAATCACTTCCCGGCAAAGATGCTGACAAAATTTCAGGGGCATATGCTATAGCACCTGCTATGATAGCGTCATCAACAAGAACCTGTCTTGTAAACGGAGAATCTAGTCTGTATGGAGCAGCTACAAAGTCACCGTCTGCATCCTTCTTTGCTCCGAATCCTACTCTTACTTTGTAGCTTTTATAGTTCTTTTCATACGCATTTAAAGATATCTGTAATTCATCCCTAGTGCTTTCTAGGGTTTTTATATCGTCTGTATCCAAGCCCTCTACTTTGGCATTTTTTAACTTCATTCCTACTTCATCTAGTTCATTACGAATATCGTGTATGGCATTGTCATATGATTGTATATTTTGAAGATGATCATCCATACGTGTTGACTGCTTTAAAGTACCTCGTGTTGTAGACAAGGTTATCCAATTTTTAGCATTTGAAAGACCTGCCAATGCTATTCCTGCACCCGGCAATCCCCTACCTAATCTACGCCGACGTTCTGCCCTAAACACTTCAAGGTCAGTCGCACTTGGGGAGTAAACAAACTCTTCGACTACTTCTCCAGTGTCTGTTGTTGTTTTTTTTGTGCGCTTTCGTCCCTCTATTACAATATCACCATACTTTTTTGTTTTTGCAAGATTGAGAGCACTTACTCCGTAGGTTATTGGTAAGAACTCCAATCCAATTAAGACTGCTTGTTCTCCAGTTGATAAGTTACCGTAAGACATTTTAAGTAAATCATAAACAAGACCTTTGGAAAGAGGATTGTCGTCGTACAAAAACTCCCCTGTTTCCTCATCTTTAGCGTGTCTTAATTCTTGCTGTCCATCTTCGCCAGTAAAAATCTCCATTCTTGGTCTGCTGCCGTGTGCAATAAACCAAGCATCTTTAGCCATATCTTGATCTTGATACTGATCGTAAAAAGAATCTTTATACCACTTATTAAAAGCCTTATAGGCACTTTCAAACACCACGCTATCATTCAGCATATTTTCATATGCCTGTCTTAATTCTGAACCAGCATAGTCCCCCATCCTTCTATCATAATATGTGCCAAAACTTTCATCGATACTTTCATCTTCGAATCCCTTATCTACCACCGCCCCTGCTGCATTATAAAGCATAGTTGCAAAATCAGGTAACAACCTAGCCATTTCTGGCATAAAATCTCTCGCTGTTCTTTTAAACTCTGTAAAGAAATCTCCGTTGGAAAATGTGTTCAGTATTACCTGCTTTCCAAGCTGGGGCAGCGGTGAATTTTTCCCAAACGATCTGTCTAATAGTTGAGCAACTTCCGCGCTTCTTTGTGCTGCGTCTCTTAATATGTCCTGTTGCTTTACAGGAAGTTTAAATGCTTCTTTTGGTAAACGAACTGTCTGTGTTTCTTGATCGTAAAAAGGAGTTATAGTTGTGTAAACTTTTGCAGTAGGAACAACCTCTTCTTTAAAAAAGTCTTCATAAAGCAAAGCTTGTTCTGTTTGATTATTCTGTATTGACTGAAGATACTGAGGTGTTATCTCCATGTCCCCGACTAATCTGTTGTCTCCTAGAACAGCATCAATGTCCGTTTGATTTAGGTCCAGCTTATTAGTTAGCCCCATAAGCTTATTGAACTTCGTGTCCAACTCAAGAAATTTATCCTGTTCAGGTTTCTTTTGTGCAGCTATGTCCTGCCGTGCAAGAGTAGGTATGTCAACAGATGCACCGACCACACCCGACAAGCGTTCTTCTTCTGCTTTCATAGGCTCACGAAAATCTATTGGCAGGTCTTGATTTTGATTTTGCTGCTGCATTATTAGCTACCTTGTCTGTTTAACAGAAGAAAAAGATTGTCCTTTAACCGGATCTTCAAACGAATACATTTTACCATAATTCGGTATCTCTACTGATCCATCGGCGTTACGTTTTAATTTTCCCAAATCCACGCCCTGCCCTAGTAGTGTGGCTGCTGTGACTATGCTTGCGGTTGGTAACGGTGGGGGTGGTGGTGCATCTGCTGTCGTTTCTGCTGCCGTTTCTGCTGTTGATGAACCTTGATCTACTTGTGCATCTGTATTCACATTAGTAGGTGCTGCTGTGGATACCATCCGTATGTTTCCATTTTCTACAAGACTTGACACTGTGCCCTGTGCAATAATTCTAGGTTGACCATCTGACCCTGTTTCAACGATAATAATATCGCCTCTATTGCGATTTCCTGTTTTCTCACTGACTTGATATATAATTGTATTAGGACGATCAGTTACAAAGTTAGATCCCGTCCCTTTAGGCATGAATGTTTCAGTATTAGAAACCACCTGATCAACAGTGACTGCAACTGCAGCTTCTTCAGTCGCTGATGTTGGACCTTGCCGTAGATTAAACTCTCTTTGATACTGACTTGCTTGTCTATCTGCAGCAAGTAATTTCCTGTTTGATTTTGTAATTCCACTCACTGATTCAGAAACTATTTGTTCAAGAATCTGTATGTCCTGCTTCTTTAATTGCACTTCTCTTAGAACTGTCCTCATAGCTGCAATTTGTGCATCTACATCACCAGAAGCTTCAACCCCAAGTTTCATGTAATTACGTTTGAAGTCTTGGTCAGACAATCTTCCGGCTTCATCTTCCGCTCTAGCTAAGTCAGCAGCAACGATGAATGCAAGTGTACGAGCAGCGGCTATATCTGCGCTTACATCCTTTAATTCATCATTCACAAATTTTTCTATTTCTGATTTACCTACAACTGTAGCGTCGTCCCCACTGGTTGATATACGATCCATGACTTTACCAATATCTTTAAAACCACCAACAAAACCCAAAACAGTTAAAACTGAATTTGCAACAAATCCTTGTTGTTTAAGATCAGTCTCTTCTACTTTGGCAATCAAGTCCACCATGTTCTTTTCAGACTTGTAGATTGCATCCCTTCGCTTGTTGAAGTTGCTTAATTTTTCTCCAGTTAATAGCTTCCACTCTTCTTCAAGGGGTTTAGTCGGCACACCTGCTATATTAAGTTTTTCATAAAAAGCGTTTATTCCCTCGCCCTTTTGTTTTGGTAGAAACGGCATCAAAGCAAACGCTCTGTTTCGTGCATCATCTTTAAGACCATCTGTATTCAATAGGTAATTACCTATGTCTACTCGTTGATCGTCGGATATCTTATCGCTTCCAAGACCAAGTTCAAACAATCTGGCAGAGTGTTGTAAGCTGTCCCTAGCAGATTCAGCATCTACAAACCCGCGCATATTATAGTACATAAATTTCTGCCAATCGTCCCCGTATCCTGTCATTTCTGACATTGCACGAAAATTCATTAGGTCATTAGGATCAAAAAGTTCATCATAGTCTACTACAATAGAACCATCTACCGCTAATTTTGGTGGTAATACAATTTGACTTTGCGGAAGTTCTGGAGTTGTAATTTTATCTTTAACCGCTGCTATTGCAATATCATAATCATTTTCAGAACCGTATCCTGTGTATCTTTCTATAATAGCAAATGTTGGATGATTACGAGGGTCAGCGGACATTATTAGACCCCCAGCATCACTAAACTTACTTTGTCCTTTAACATAGGATTGCAGGGTTTCCGTGTAAAATTTGTTAAATGCTTGCGTACCGGGAGCATTCCTGAATCCTTGTTGTGAGAAGAATTTAATTCCGTTATCAGAAACCATGTCCCTGCTAAGAGCGTCCATGACCATACGCCCTCTGTCCTCATCATCAGCACTGGCACTAAAATAACCCTCACCCACTTTTAAACTTATACCCGGAGCTATGTTTATTACGTTTTGATCTACAGCAGTCAAGGCAGTTTGAATCTTGCTCATGTCCATAGTAACAGCATCGGCGGCTCTTCCAAACGGACCAATAGGACCACGCTTATCAAGCTTGCCCTTATAATTATTTATCATAGTTTGTACGACGCTTGCTCCTGCAGTGGCTTCACCTTTTATAGTGGCATCAACTAACATTTTTTGATACTCATCGGCACGTTGATCCTCTGCCAAACGTCGTGCTTTTTCGGTCTGTATGTTTCTAGTAAAGCCTTGAACAAGGCCCATTGCTAATGCTGCACCTATACCCATTATTCAGCTTCCCTTTGACTCAAAAAGTTTTCTTCTGTGACTTCTTCAGGCATCGTGCCCTCTCGTATGCCCCTGTTTATTTCTTCTTTGATAAATGAGAACATTGACGGGTTGTTACGTTTCATCATACGGAAGAAGGTTTCATCGTCCATAGTTCCTTTATCGAACTCATCGTTGTTTTCAAAGAAACGATACAGCACACCCTCTTCTTCTGCCATGTTTGCAAGGTACATAGCCAATGGACCTTTTATCAACAAACCAACGTCCGGCATAAACTCGCCTTTTTGAAACTGTTCAAGTAAGTATCCTTCAACCAGTGCCTCAACAGAAGCACCTGTCATCAGTATCTTGAGCATTTCCGTTTTTATTTTTGGGCGTTCAACAGTTTCTATTGCCCGACGTAAAGCAGATTCAGGATCTACCTGACGTGCTGGCTGTCCCCACGGCCATTTTTGATTATCACTTGTTAAACCATACCCCGGTGGTGCAGATGCAAAAGGATCTTTTGCTTCAATGGTGCCCATCTGTGGCTGTTTCTACCTTTGGTGCCTCTAAAGCCGCTGTCCTTCGTCCCTGCTGTGCAGTAGGTTGCACGTCATACCCATTTTCTCGTAACATGCGTCTAACTTGTTCGTTTCGCGCATTGTTTAGAAGACCAGTAAATGCAGTTTGTACTTCTGGCATTTGGTAAACAGGGTTTTGTGATTGTGTAAGTTGTGGTGCACGAGTTGCAGCCCGTGTTCCGGCTGTTAATTCTTGTAAGCTTCTGGCTTGGGGAGCTACGGTGGTTGAAATAAATCCTTGTGATTGTTGCCCCTGTCCCCCTTGAGAACCTATAAAAGCTTGTGCTCCACTTTTTATAAGGGAGCTACCTATTGAAGCCCCTGTAAATGAACCACCACCAAGAGCATAACCAGCCACTGCTGGCACAGCCACTTTCAGTATGTCACCTAAATTAAATCCCATCTAACTCTCCTATATTCCTGCAGCCCACGTAGCCAACCAGTTACCTATGCCCATAGCAAGATCATCCTTTTGTTTCTTGTCGTACATGGATGTGGTGTTTGCAAACTCCATAGCCATCACGCCTAACTCGTGATCTCGCTGTAGCTTCGACTCTCCCTTTTGGAAGTTCCAAGCAGCATTGTCTCTGTATTGCTGCCACAGATTGTTCAAGGCATTCTGTGAAGCATTAAACTCGTTCTGCACATTTATTCGGTTTGTTTCATTTTGTAAGGCGGTGTTCGCAGTATTTAGTTGTCTACGCCATTGCACGTTGGATTGATCTACTGCGTACTGCATATTGCTGTTAAATTTTTCACGGGAGTCGCGCATAGTATTGTTGAATTGCCCCATTGCGTTTTGTTCGCTCACGTTGAACTGCTCCATAGCAGCAACCCGGTTTGCGTTCGCTGATTCAACCTGTGATCCAAGCTGTGCAAAAAACTCTTCTACTTGTACTTCATTCTTTGCGTTAAACTGCTGTCGGGCATTTTCTTCTGCAGCATCCTTAAACATACCCTGTGTGAGCGAGTTAAAACTCAACGTATTGGCTTGTTGCTGTGCATCTAAATTCTTTGTTTCAGTGGCAAGAAGGGACTGGGCATTAGTTACAGCAGAAGTTAATCGTGCACTCAGGTTCGCTTTGTCCATTGCGGCAAACGTTGCAGCATTTGACAGTGCCATTTGTTGTTCGTTGTTCAAGTTAGCCAACTGTATAGTTGCATACTTCTTGGCATCATCTGCTGCAATGACCACACCAGCTTCTAGTACAGCCTGTGTCATGGCGGCTGCAGCCATAGAGCTTGCGCCTAAACCACGTGCTTGCATAA